TCTATCTCTAACCAAGTGAGACTGCCCGCCCTTTGCCGCTTTATCTCTATGGAGGTTAGCGTTTCTTCTTATTAGGTTCTCACCTGCTCCGTAGGTTATTTCTCCAGCATTAACTTTGCGTTGTATCTCTGCCTCGATATCCGCACGCGAAGCTCCACCAAACATTTTTGTGGAGATTTCAAATATCGCCTTTTCCTCAATCTTTGTGTCGATTTTCCGAGGCTCATCAAACCTACCTTTTTGGTACCTAGCTGCCGTTGTAGAGATGAGTTTACTTCCCTCAAGAATATCTATCTGCTTTAAAACATCTTGTTGTGCGGACACATTTTTAGAATCCTTAACTTTAGTAACAGTGTCTGCTAAATCTATTTCAGTTTTATTTCTACCATCTTGTGCCGCTTTAATAGCTGCTCGCTCTTCAGCGGCAACAAGCTTAACATCCTGATCTAGTTGCCTTGATTTCTGAGCACGTATCTCATCAATCAGCTCAGGTGTTGATTTAAAACCAGAACTTGAGTCTCCCTTAACAACACCAAAAATATCAGCGTTTTTAGTTGCCAACTCTTCAGCTTGTTTGTACCGACCTCTGTCAGTAAGTCCTCGTACAGCGCCAAGGGTTAGTTGTCTTTTTGTTAGAAGATCGTAGTTCTTCGCAGACTCACCTTGTAGTCTTAATATCTCTTTACCTCGTGTAGAGGTGTCTAGAATTGACGAGTCAAGCCTGTCAGGATTTTGGTACACGTTAGCAGTGCTGACGTTAAGATAATCTTCTGTTGTTTTTTGTTTGAAACTTAGATCCATTTTTCTAGCGTCAGCTTGAAGTTGTTTACGAACCTCTGTCCTGTTGGCTTTAAAGTAAAGCTCAGCGTCTTTCTTTTTATCCTTGTCCATGTCTTTTGTGTATTCTTTGAACTTCTTAGCATAACTTGCATCAAAGTCAGAGGCTAAGTTATCACCATTAGTGTCTTGATTTGCTCTGATTGCTTCATCAGCAGCATCATTAGCGTCAGTTTCAGACTTTTCTTTTGCCTCAGCACTAGATGCGGCCTTATCTGACTTTTCTTTTTCATCAGCGTAATCTGAAATCTGGCCAACGGCTTTAGCCACACCTTGCCCGGCAGCACCAAAAGCCTCTCCAAAAGCGCGCCCTGCCGTTACGTCAGCCTCCCCACCTTGTGGAATTCCTGCCCTGTTTTGTTGTTTTCTCTGAGGTATTATTGCCATATCACATCGCCGATCCTACACCTTTTAAGATTGCCAAAGTTTCGTTATCCCCATCAGCACCGCGCTGTGCCGCTTGTTGAGAGTTCATACGGGCATTGTACTCTCTAAATGAGTACTCATCCCTTATACCAACCCTCTCCCCTGCGGCGTCCACTTTTGTCTGCGCTGACATGTTAAGAGCACTGCCTGACATGTCAACACCAGCTTTAGCAAACGAGGAGGACTGCTTACCTTCAAAATCTTTTATGTCCCTATCAAAAATAGAAAGCTCACGCTTTCCGGCTTGCTTAATAAAGCCTGCTTGTTTTTTGTAGTAGATCGAATTAGCTTTCTCAACACCAGCTTGCTGAATGTCAGCACTACGTTGGCCGACAGCACCAAAAATTCCACCAATCCAACTTGCTATTGGTAAGCCACTACCAGCCATTTTTAACCCTCATTCGTCATCCCTTTTAAAACAATTGCTGTCACTTCCATCGGAAGAGGTTTACTCGTTTTTATAACCAATTGTTGTTCCTCTTCTGTGTACGGTATTTGGACATCCTTTAAACCATTAAAAAGAGGAATAGCCGCAGATAGTAGCATCCCAGCTGTTCTAAATGTGATGTCATCAAATTGTGTCGTACCATCCTCTATCCCCACGCTGGCAGCAACTGTTCGGTTAAACCTAATAGTTGCCTCATTAGTCCGCTTCTTAGTTCCTTGAGAAGTGCCAAGTTGTGCCCCAGCCTCAGTTGGTAGAAGCTTCACTAGTGACTCGTAAGCAAGGCCTGCTGACATAATAACAGTGTCTCTTGTTATAGTAACAGCACTTGAAGCAACAGCCTGTGTTCCTACATACCTACCATCAGAAACTATAGAAACAGTCTCGCCCTCTAAATGCGTAAGAGCATTATGAATAAGTATATCACCCCCGTTATTAGAATCAAAAGTAGTGGAATCTGTGTACACAAGATTATCCTCTGAAAAACCAACCCCACTAATAAAGGCAGGATCTACAACATTAGAAAGAAATTGTTTTGGTATAACTTCTAAATAAGTAACATCAGCATCGTTAATCGTTCTCTCTACAAAAAGAAAGAGCCTATCATCAGTAACAGCTATGGAGTGAACCTTTGGTGTGTCGTTGTTATCAAGGCTTCCACCAAGAACGTGTCTAGAAAAACCATAGGTTCCACTTATTCTATCAACAGTCAAACTTGATAAACCACCATAGTTGTCTACCATCCAAACAATATTGTCCTGGTCTACCTGCTTTTCCATTGCAAAAATTCTTAGCGGTGTTCTTAATTGATAAGAATTGCTTAAACCAAAAGCTCCGTCTGCGAAGTCATAGGCTGTATCTTCTTGACGAGCTTCAATTGTTTTTCTAAACATTCCGAAATTTAGTTTTGATATATTCTTTGTTCTAAAAGCATTCTCTCTTTCATCAAAAACGAATTCCCTTACCTGATCTCCTTCTCTATCAACAAAGAAAAGAGCATTATCTATACGTGCAGTTGGGGCCCCTGCATAACTTCCGTTGTCTGTGTTTTTCTTAACACCAAAATTAGTAGCACTTAACGCTTGAGATGAGTTCGTACCACTAACAGAGTACTCTCCACGAGTAGTTCCAAAAGTTAGGTTCTCACCAACAGATGTCCACACAATAGACTCACCTGCACCAATATTAAAAGAGAAGGAGTAGGGGGAGGATGCTGTAACACTTGCACCAACATTTTCTGACATCTGAGTTACATCATTTAATTGTGAAGCCCAGAAGGTGTCTTTTCTAAAGTAATAAAGTCTGCTTTCAAAGTAAGCTATTTCTGTAGGCCATCCTCTGTAATCACTCCACTCAGATTCCTCCCAAGAAGATGTGGCCGCTGTTGAGCTAAGTGTCTCATGAACCCTACACTCAGCACTGGTAGAGCTATTCACTGTGACTACAAGGGCAGACCCGCCGTGAAGCCTTAGTATTGTTTGCCCCGCCATTGCCGCATTAAAGAAGGCGCCATTTGAAACAACTGTGTTCAAAGATCCTGCTGTAACACCATCGGAGTTGTCGGGGTCAAGAGTTAATGATGAGTCTACATTTGTCCTGTAAGGAACACGATGAGAAAGCTTTGTTGTAAATGCTGTGCCGTAAAGAGAGAATATGTTAGCAGTGTCAATTTTGTCAGCGGCTGTGAAAGCAATAAAAGACGGAGGCAGGTTTGGTGCAACCATATATAAAACATCCCCAACAGAAATCGTTTTCATACGCAAAAGATCTGCGTTTGTTGGACCAACGGTTCCAAACCCTGTTATAAGATCATCACTATTTCCAATAGTTCCAGCGCTCTGAGTTCTAAATGTAGCAGTAGCTATTGTTCCTAAAGTGTAACCCTCATTAGTCCAATCAACTTTACGAACAAAAAAACCAGGAAGAGCTGGAGCGTCTCTTTGCACAACACCAACAACAAAACTACCAAAAGAAGTATCTGTGCCAATTAATTTATAGTATCCAGAAAGAGCGGCAGATGCGGTTAGTCCCCCGTAATTAGCGTGGTCTGCAAACTGATAATACCCTGTTGAGCTTAGTAAAAATCTTGTTCCATCACGTCTACGAACACCACCAGTAGAAAGAGGAATCATGTTCTTAACTTCAGCAGCGCCTAAGGCGTACTCTTCTAGGTTAGAAAGTCCAAAGGCTCTTTTACCAAACTCTCCGAGATTGAATCTGTTTTTTAGTAGACTAAAGCGAGCCATACTTAGTACCTCGCGTTTTTCCAGGTTGACGTGACAACCTGTCGTGCAGACCCCTCTTGAGCGTCAAAACTTCTAGCTAATTTTATCCATTGATCGTAAGCCCTAGCCCAAAACTCAGTCTTTGTGTTTGAGTCAGTCAAGGCTCCTGCTAAGTCCATCGCCAAACGCATTGATAGCACTTCACCAAATGTAGGGGTGAATTGTGTGACATCCTTAACACATCTGACATACTTGATCTTCACCGCACTCTCATCAGTGAGAAGCACACGATTACCGTCAGTAGAGTTATACTCTATAACGTAGTCTGTAAGACCATCTTCATTATCACTCACTCCTAAAACTCTAAGCACATCACTTGGTAGAGCGTACTCATAAGTGTACTCAAAAGCTGGTGTGTTCACAGTTTTAGCTAATTGAACTCGAACAATAGCAAAGTTCCATGGGTGAGAGTAAAGCACCTCATCCCGAAGGATGGGGTACTGCTTACTGCAGAATTTAGCACTCTTATTTATTTCACTCAGGCTGGTTATTGGATCCAGCCCAAGCTTTATAAGAGCACTATTTACTATCTGAACTTCGCTGGTGTATGTTGACACCAATTAATCCAAAATATAAAGAACTTCTAAAATGATAGTTCCTGATGTTACGTCAGTGTCACCATCAGTTACAAGAACTGGTTGAACAGCTCCAGCAAACGTGCGGCCTTTCCACTTAGCTAACTGAGCTGCTGCCATGTCAGATGCTTTGAAGCAATCTGCTGCTGTAGCAACGTCAGCTGCATCAAAGAAACCATCTGTGTCTGCTGCTTCTACAGCTGTTCCAGCTGAGTTAACTTCTGCTGAAGCTAACCAACCAACATCAACTGTTCCGCCTGAACCATCAAGATCGTCAAAGAACAAATGAACATCATGAATTTTTGCACCCTTTGGAATCAATCCACCTAAGTAGATTACATCCGCAGTAGCTAGATCAGATGTTAATTCAAAAGTATCTTTAATCATTCTAACAACGCCACCTTGCTCGCCAATACCTGCTTTATCAGCTGGTTTATCGACTAACATTTTATCTGCGTTTACACCGTACCAATCCATTTTATTACTCCCTTTTAATGTTTAGTTTCAAATCATAAAAAGACCCAAGCTTGTTAGCTTGAGTCCGTTGTTATTTAGACGTCGTAGAATCCTACAAGAACTCTCTCTTCTTCCATTCGCACAGCACCGCAAGTCATCTCGACATAAGCTTGCATACCGTGGTTTTTATCTGGTCGCTCAGCAACTTTAGCAAACGGCTCTTGGTTAGTAGCAAGGATAAGACCTTGTTTCTGCCAAAATAAACCTTTTGAGTGGCCGTTAGCCTCACCAGAACCAGACCCAACTGTTCCATTTACGTAGCTGTAAGAAAGAGCAGCTCCTTGAGTACCGATTCTTTCAGTTCTTACAAAAGTAAAACCCATGAAAGACTGAACATCACCACGAACAAGAGCTTTTACAATGTTGTAGTCTGAAGAACTAACTTCAGTCTCAGCAAGTAAATCCTCTAATCCGTCAGCATCAATTGCAGCGTAACGATCGTTTTCTTCAACTTCAGATTTGTTAAGTGCCTTAGAAAGACGTCTTAGAAGCTCAACATTCAAACCAGCAACAGAATCGGCAGCAGCGTTAACTGAACCAAATTTGAAAGCATTGCCGTGAGACTGAGTTCCGTCACCAAGTTTTCCAGTAAGTGCCACACCGTCAGCAGCTGTAATGATCTCATCATCAACAGAGCGTCCTAGCATCCACATGAAAGACATAACGTAATCAGAAGTTGGGTCGATCAACATTTTTAGTTTATCATCATTATCAACCATATCAGCATGGTGATAAGTAGAACCGATAACCATACGTTTTGAGTGTGGAGTATCCGTTAGTGGAGTGTCTCCGTGACGAGAAGTCTTTTTCGCCGCAGGACCTGAAGCGCCAATTCGCTCAAAGAAACCAGACTCACCCTTAAGTGATTCGTTTCTAACGTATGGCTTTAATCGTGAACCTTTTTGTTGTACCAAGTGCATGACGTTGTTACCAAATTGGCGAACAAACGCAGCAGTAATTTGACTAGACATGATTATATCCCTTTCAAAAGATTATTTATGAACAAAACTACAATTATGACTGGCTAAGTCTGATTGCAGGATTGTCCTCTTTTGAAAAGGATCCGCAGATTTTACTAATAGGATCTACGCCAAGATTGCCCTAGTTACTCTACTCTTCGGAAAGTAGAGAAAAAAGTCAAGCCTGATTACTCGGGTACGCCATCTCATAGAAGCGCCGCATCTCAGCAACCGCTTTTTGGTGTCCTGGGTGGCTAGCATCTGTGTAAGCAGTATCAAATTGAAGGGACTGAATCTCAACCAGAGCTTCATCAGGAGAGAGCTTACCGTTGTTTTTGTGTGCTCCTGTCTTAATCTGAGCCTCCCCGTACAACTTTTCCCCAACCTTTGCCATGATTCTAGCAAGCTCTGGACTTTTGGTTAGTCCTGAGTTTTCCAAGAACTTCCAGTCCTCTTCTGTTGCGTTCTCTCTTAATACATTGGCAGCAATGTTAGCTTTTGCCTCAAACGCTACTCCCCACTCTTTTTTGAGATTCCCAATAGCTGTTTCTTGTTCAGCATCAAGACCCTCTTGAAACTTCTTAGACGCTCCAGTTTCAAGGTTGTGGTACGTCTCTAAAAGACCTTTTAATTGGTGAGGTAGAATGTTTAGTTTGTACGCAGCCTCTGTCACAGTTTTTAATGATTCAGGATTTGCTTTGCTCATCATCTCCTCAGGAAGATCTACTTTGTAGTCACCAAGAGTAGCAGGAAGGCCAATCTTGTTGAACACTTCTTTCCACTCATCAGGGGTGGCGTGCTTAGAAGGAACTGGGATTTTATCTCCACCAATAAGCTTTTGCGCGTTCACGTAACTCTTAGCAAGAGTCTCTACATCATGGATCATCTTTAACGAAGGTGCCGTTTTCAATTCATCAGGAAAACTTTTCTTCCACTCAGGAACAGTTTCTGCTGCGGCAGCAGTGGCAGCTGGTGCGGCTGTCTCAACAGGCGCTTCTTTTGTAAACAAAGCACCACTTCCTCCAGTTGACGCTGCTGGTACTTCTGCGGCTACTGCTTCTTCAGATCGTAAGATTTGCTCTGGCTTTACTAACATTTTGTTCCCCCTCTAACATTAGTTTTTCGATTTGTCGTATGTCTAACTTCATGTACGTTAATACCCGCAAAATAACATTTCTCTGGCCCTCGTTAAACGCGGCCTCTATAGCGTTGTTCTTTACTGACAAAGTGGGGGTGATAAAATGGTGATTTGCCATCATATCAAAAAGAACACGCTTACCCTCTTCGGTACCAAAAACACTTTTATAATCGTTGTACTTCTGTAAAGAAGCACGCTGCACTTGTCTTATCTTCTTAGTTTTGTCGTCCACTATTTCCCACAACTTGTGCAAGAGGCGCCACTTTCTGTGCCACATTTGCTTGAGCTTGCTGCTCTTGTTGTTCTAGCATAGCTTCCTGTGCTTGTGCCCTTGCTTCTCTTAACGCTTCAATGTCATCAACAGACCTAAAGATCTCTTGAGGAGTGTTGAATATCTCAGCTATTTTCCTAATCGCTTTATCGCTATCAAAGTTGTCTACAGAATCAGGGCTCATGTTCATAAACGCCTCTGACATCTGCAATGTTCTCATGATGTTGTTACCTTCATCAATTCTATGTGACCTTGCTATCAAAGAACTATAGCGAACATCAAGACGAATACCATCAAGTTCCTCAGGTGGCTCTTTAAATTGATTTCGTCTAGACATGATCTTGAACACCCGCTCAATAAGAGGGCGCAAGAATTCGTGTTGTTGCCGACCTAAGAACGGAGCTAAGAATCGGGACTGCTCCTCAGTAAGCTGGATAACCTCAGTGGCTGTCTTTTGTGGCCCATCACGAAGCACAAACATGTCAACACGAAATGCTTTCTTAATCTTCTCTTGATGCTCACGCATAATCTCAATACCAATATCAAGACGCTGGTTATTAAACACAGGCTCAATACGATCGTTACTTCCAGCTCTATAAAAGTTCAAGCTTCCAGGAGATGTAATAATAGGCATGATGAAACCATCATCAGGAAGTTGTAATGGTGGATCAATCATCTTCTCAGCAGCCATTAACATCTGCTCAACAATTTTATTTAAAACCTTAGCCTCAGGAAGGGCTGTCATTCCAGGAGACCTTCCATAAATCTCGTCAGACCCCTGCTCCCAGCGAGCTACCAAATAAGGGAACTCGTTAAAGCCTTTTTTCTCTAGGACATGTTTTAAGTCCTTTAGTATGTAGATAGAAACAAATGCCTGAGCAATGTCTGTTTTCATCCCTACTTTTTCAAGCAAGTTCTTAGGAGCAATGGCGTGAACAACCTCAAACTTACGTGAGGGTTCTTTTTCAAACGCATGAATTATCTCTGGTGGTAAGGACTCTTTGTCCCACTCTTCCATGATCTTCTTAGCATCCCACTTGAAACATCTGTAAATCTCGTTAACCATTTTCTGAGAGTTCTCGGCAATGTAGTTCTCCTGAATAGCCTTAGGAGCAAAGCGAACAATGTTCTCCTCATCCTCTTCTACTGACATGGAGGACGTACCAAAAACAACAAGGTCCATGAAAAAGGAGTGTGTGGAGGGTTGAAAGTTTGTGTTGTTGAGCACTCGGTGTACCCGAGAGGCAGAGTCTTGTAACCAAGCCCTTACGTCATCCACCTTATCAAGCTCCCCATCACCTGTTGTAAATTCAAACCATATCGAGTTGGGGTTAACCAAAGTACCTTGCAGTGAGCCTGCTAAGAGTTCTGCTGAGTGCATGGCTGTGTTGTCATAAAGGTGTTGGTTCTTCTTTTGCCCTGGAGTGTAGGAGGATAAAATGTTGTTGTGGTTTGGACGCATGAAATCGGCAAGTTCTTGCCAGTGAGACTCCCAGGTGGAGCGTTCTGATTTCAAGTTCTCTAGTCTTTTAAGAAAAAATTCTACGTTCATCCGAAAAGTAATCCTTTACGCCCTGGCTGATCTCTCTGAATCTCTGTACGAAAACGTAGATTCTCCCTGCGGCCTAGTTTTGTTTTATCTCCAAGAGCTAATTGATCTAGGGTTTTACGTGTTCTTTTCTGTCCTTTACGCCCTTTTAACTGTCCCAGAAGCTCACCCTCAGTTTCTTTTGAAAAACCAAGTCCTAAGATGTCAAGACTGCTGAGGTTACCAGCTTTTTTTGCCGACTCAATAGGCTTCTGATTCTGAATGAAAATGCCCATCGGATCAGGAAGGAATGACTTACTGTTCTTATCTTTTTTCTTAAACGGATTCATATCATCAAAAAAACCCAAACCAGTCCTCCTTAACCAAATATATTGTATTTTCTGCCAGCTGTTCTTGGCAACCTATTAATATCAGGCCTCTTGGCCGCATCGCGGTGTTGATCGGCAAATTCTCTAAAAGCATCTGCTCCATGAGAATGCTTATCATGTAGGGCTCTCATCTGGAACACCTCGTTCTTGGGGTCCCATTTCCTCTGATAGTTCTTCAAAGACGAAATCCCCTTAGCGCATTTGTCGGCATCAAACCAACATTTATTGAGCAGCATACGAACTTTGTGTATAGAGTCCATGAAGCTAGCACCTGAATGCTTCATCCCAATCCTTATACTTTTTAGACCAAGGTCTCGAACAGTCTTTTCTCTAGAGTCGCCTCCGGCACCAATTTCTCTCACAGCCAAATCATGAGGGAAGTAGTGGGCTCCATAGTTATAGGGACGTTTACTAAGTTCTTTGACATAGTAATCAAGGCCCATCCCGCTTTCTTCGATGTAGTCAATAACGTGAAGCTCTCTACCGATTTCTTGGAAACACCAAATAGCAGTGCTATCATCAATTCCTAAGTCCCAAGATGTGTAAACAAGAGCATCTCTCTGGTAGGGAACTTTTGTTATTCTATTTTCCTTTTCTGCCAAATCCATTTCTTTACCAAAAAAAGCACCTACAAGAGCGGCGGAGAAGGAGCATTCAAATTCTTGTTCGTAGATTTCTTCAGGCATTTCTCTTTTTGCAGAATCAAGCTCTGCTTGAGGAACAACTTGTGTCTCTGAGGCTTTGTAAAGAGCCGCGAACCAATCAGGGTCTGTTTGTGCGTACCTATATAGATCAAACAGGTGATTATTTCCCTTGGGAGTACCAATAATTATAGCGCCACCTTCTCTATCAGCTAGCGCTGGACGAATTACTTCTGTCCAAACTGAACTCAACATTTCAGAATACTCATCAAGTACAGCCAGATCCAAATATAAACCTTTTAACGAACCAGGGTTCTCTGCACCAAGTAAAATAAAACGAACCTTATCCCCGAGCCACGGACGAGGAATATCAATCCTTAATTCAGCCTCGTTAACAATTCTTCCAGGTATTTTATCACTGTACATTTTGAAATATTCCCAAGCGATCCTTTTAGCCGCTCCATAAGTAGGAGCTAAGTATGCTAGCTGAGGATTCTTCCTCGTACACCGCAAACCCTTATCAAGCATTTCATTAATGCAAAAAACACTCTTACCGAATCGCTACCGTCGATGGCAGATAAGAACATTAAATCGCTTTAGTTTAGCGTGGAGTATTTGTTGTTCGTGTCTAGGCAAATACCCTGTATTAATACGTTCAATCT